CCCCTCTTTTGTGGGGCGGGGGTCTGCTTCAAGAGGTCTGACAACAACAACAACAACGACAACTCTTTAACGGACTTTTGAAAACGATTGATTGATTGGACCACTGGGGGGCCGAAAGACCGAGCATGGTACCAGGAATCTTGGGTCATTCCTGGATGACATCAGCTAAGTCATTGATTTACTTAGAGACAGAGGACAACGGATACATCATCCGATGACCTTTCGGGTCTGAAGTGAGACTATCGGGGCCGATGGTATGAACCGCAGACATTAGGCGATTCTTGTCTGGACGACCCTTGTTTCTTTTAAAGACAAATCGGGACCTATAGTCACACTGGTGTCAGACATCAGTCAGACCATAGTCAACCTGATGATCATGATCATGAGTATGACAAACCAGACACATAAGACAACATTAGTCATCTGATGTTTTCACTGTAGTAGTCATACAGATCCTCTAGGTCTGATGTACCACTTGGGTTATCATGAGTGTCCTGAGCTTTGGTCTTTGGTTCTGACACTAGTTCCTCGGTCACGCTAGTTTCACTAGCCACCTGTGTCTGTAGTGGCCTATAGCTTATGTCATTGATTGACACACTCCATGCCCAATCACTTCCAGCCTGACCCAAGCCAGACATCAGTCTCTGTGTCACTGTAAGCATGTCTCATGTTCCTGATCTTAGGTTGATCACAGGTAACCTTCCTGTGTTTTCTTGGGCTGGGAGTAGGCCACTATTTGACACTCTAGTTCGGTTACCTGTGATACTGGAACTGACGTATCGTCTGGGAGTTACGTCGTCAGTCTGTCTCTTGTGGTGTCAGCACAGGTCTATCTCTTCGTTAGGGGGTCCCTTAGTACTGATTTAAGGGTAAACCTGTGTATCCTATGTTTATAGGGAGACACTTTGTTTGGTCTAAAGTATGAACCAATAGTGTTCATAAGGTGAACACTGGTGCAAGCCTATTGCATGGTACGTGTTTCATAACATATGGACACTATTGGTTACTTTAGCGAGTAACTATGAAGTCAGGGAGATGACCATAATAACCACATTGGTCGCCCCTGGCTTCGTCTTTAATACACTATAAGTATCACGATGATACTTGGTGTCAATCACTCGCACTGCTTTTTACCTGTCAGTGGATCATAGTAGCAAGCACCACCAACCTCAGATGCATCATCCTCAGTCACCACTGAAGACACCTCAGGTGTATCGTCAGGTGCTAAGTCTTCACTGGTTGCAGCGTTCAGGATCCCGTAGCGTTTACCTGAGGCACGGAACGTCGTGCACCCTGATGCACCACCGTCGTATGCATCCATGTAGACCTTCTTGAAGTCTTCCCAGGATACATCGTCACCGACGTTGCATGTCTTCGAGCAAGCACTGTCAACATACTGTGATGCCACGTTCAGTACCTTCACATGGTCGAACACTGACAGTTCGTTAGCTGTCTTGCCTTTGATGCCCCACTCGCGAAACGCATAGTCTTCCACACGCTCTACCTGTGCACCATCGAAATCTTGAATCGTGCGGTCATAGAAGTGACTGAAGACTGGCTCGATACCTGATGACACATTGTCAGCTGATAGACTGATAGTCCCAGTGGGAGCCACTGATAGTAGGTGCGAGTTGCGGATCCCATGTGTCTGTATACTATCACGGATGTCCTCAGGTAATGACCGAGCGAATGCACTGTCTAACATCAGTGGGTCATACAGAGGGAACGGTCCTTTCTCGATAGCTAGGTCAATGGATGCACGGTAAGCACCATCACGAATGATCTGCATGATTGTCTTGAAGACATGTAGGAACCCTGGTGATCCGTAGTCATGGCCCATGCCCTCGATGGCATTGGCGACACCAGTCACCCCTAGGCCCATCCTACGCTTGCTCTGTGCCTCTAACTGTTGTGCTGGTAGTGGGTACACCGCACGGTCAACCACGTTGTCCATGGCCCTCACAACGTGTCTGATGTCATCATTCAGTTGGACATAGTCGAAGGACGCTGGTTCACCACTGTGGACACCATTGTGACTGACGTACTTCACTAGGTTGAACGACCCAAGAAGACATGCGCCGTTCGGTGGTAGTGGCTGCTCACCACATGGGTTGGTGGCTGCGATCTTCTCACAGTACCACAGGTTGTTCTTCTGGTTAATACGGTCAATGAACAGGATGCCTGGCTCGGCCCAATCCCAGGTGGATCTCATGATCTGATCCCAGAGAGCTTGAGCATCCACAGTCTTGTAGGTCTTACCTTCGAAGACCAAGTCAAAGTCACCACCCGTCTTCACTGCTTCCATGAACTTGTTAGTAACACCGACACTGATGTTGAAACCTGTCAGTGTGGTGCTGTTGTTCTTAGCTGTGACAAACTCTTCGATGTCTGGGTGGTCAACACGTAGGACACCCATCTGTGCACCACGACGGTGACCAGCTGATGCGATGGTCTGACACACTGCATCAAAGATACCCATGAAAGACAGCGGTCCTGATGACTTACTGTCTAGGGACTTGATCAAGTCGCCACGTGGGCGCAGGGTGCTGAAGTCGTAACCAATGCCACCACCTAGTTGCATTGTCTTTGCTGCTTGCTTGGCTGCATCCATGATGCCTTCCATGCTGTCCTCAATGGTCATAGACACAAAGCAGTTGTAAGGGGTCACACGGCGTGGGGATCCCATAGCAGACTGTACGCGCCCAGCTGGTAGGAACCTTTGGTTATACAGGATGTCCTTGAAGGCACGATAGTGTGGCTCACTGTCCTTCAGAGCGTGTGCTACACGTGCCATAGCTTGCTTGAAGTCTTCTCCCTCTGCACGGTACTTCTTGCGGTGTATGTCTTCAGAAATAGGTAGTGATGGACCAAAGTGGCCCTTGTGGTTACTAAATGTCATTTGGTTGTTTTCCTTCGAGAAGGTTGATGCGCATCTCGCAGTAGCGCATGGCCTTCTTTAGATCAGTGATTTCAGATTGTACTTTGTCTTGTCCATCATACAGCTTGGACCCAGCGCGGCTGACATACTTGATGACATTACCACGCCAGAATTCCATGCCGTTCTGCATGATGAACACTATCGGCTCGATAGGCCACTTAGCGTAGTGGCTCGGTCGTCTTACGACTTCGTCCCTTGCCCCTTGTTCCACGCTGGTATCCCCTTTGGTCTGCCGCCTAACTTGGCGCGTTCTGTGTTCTTCCTAATGGCGTCCCAGGTCTCACCCTTGAGACCCGCAAGTAGGATCTTGTTTTCTCGTTCACAGACCTCATGATATCTCTTGAAGTCTTCTAGGATTGTGTCCTCGTTCACCTTGTTGGCTCCCATAGTTTGATTGCGCCCTTGTCGACGTCCCAGTCTTCGAACCTCAGGATCCGAGCGAGACGTGCCTGTGTCAGCGCATAGTCTGCGTTTAGTTTCTGCTTTTGGTATGCCTGGACAACAGTGTTCCAGGTAGCTGACCGAGCCAGTAGCTTCTCAGCTGTCTTGGCGCCGACTGACGGACACCCTGAGTATCCATCTGTGACATCACCAGTCAGTGTCTGTGTGTAAAACCACAGGTCAGCATCTGACTGACTGATTGTGTGAAACTCACCAGACATAGGTCGGTAGAGCTTCCCAGGTATCGACTTCATGTCCTTGTCATCAGACACCATGATCGTGTTGTGGCCTGGGGCTGTCCCTAGGATACCTAGGATGTCATCAGCTTCTAAGAGCGGCTCACGATACCACCTGTAGGTCTCCTGGATCCAATTGATGAAGGCTGGGTATCCCACAGGCTTCCTGACCTTCTTTCGACCACCTTTGTACATCGGGTCAATTGTCTTCCTGAAGTTGTCCTTGTCGGACAGGCAGACAACAAATGATCCTGTTTCTAGGGTCTCACATGCGTTGTCTATAAACTCTCGGAAGATCTCTTTGGCTTGCTTAAGATCCGAGGACAATGACCATATGTCGTCACCCCAGTCGATCTCCTCTTCGGCAGCTGCACACGCTCGATACGCATACAGGTCGCCATCAATGAGTAGGACTGTGTTCTCCTCGGGCTTTTGCAAGAATGTCTTGAAGTAACCCATCTAACTCTCCTTTGGTCTCCATGCCGTGCTCTGTAATGAGCCAGCGGTTACCCCATGTGTCCTCTCCACAGTTCGTTGTGATCATGCCCTCAGAGGCCGCTATGGCGACGTAGAAGGCACCCTGACGGGCGAACTGACTGGATACTGTGAAGGGACGACGCCACGCCCTGTCGAGGACGACATAAAGTGTGACAATTGCAGCTAAGTGATCCGTGACCTCAGTGGGTGTCAGCCCAAGTTCGTCCCACGGTATGTTCTGCGGTAATGGGGATTTTAGTTTCGAAATAGCTGCCTGTTTCTTGCGCCATTCGTCTAGCGATATCACCGACATCCTCAGCGATCTCCTGTGTTCTACAGGCAACCTGAATCTCGTCGTGTATCCAGCCGACAATGTATGCATCGTCGTGATGTTGCCTGATGATTTCTTG